GGGGAAATAAATATTATGGGTGCGTCTAATTATGGTGAGTTTAAATTTTTATTACCAGAATTTTCTCAAATGATTTTTTCTCCTGGTCCATTAATTTTTAAATTAAGAAAAGGTTTAAGAGATTATACATCAGAAGATTATTTATTATTAACGGGTGATCCTGCTATAATAGGTGTTGCGTGTTCTATTGTTTCCGATATTACAAACGGTAAATACAATGTATTGAAATGGGATAAACAAGAAAGAAAATATTATCCTATTGAGATCAATCTATACGAGAAAGGAGAAATAGATGAAAATTAACTTTGAAGAAGATCAACAAGATGCAATGAAGAAAACTGAAAACATTAAGTCTCTTGCTGATCAAGTTGTAAAATTAGAATCTTTACAAACTAGACTACAGTTACAAGAGGATAATATGAAGAGTACCAAGAAAGAAATGGAAAGACTTTCTGGAGATATTATACCTACAATGATGAGTGAGATGGGGTTAGCAGAATTAAAATTACAAGATGGTTCACATCTTAAAGTTTCAACGTCGTATCGTGCTACTATTACAGAAGCAAATAAAGAATCGGCGTTTAACTGGCTTCGTAACAATGGATTAGGTGATATTATTAAGAACGAGATCTTGGTATCATTTGGTCGTAACGAGGATAACAAGGCAGCATCTTATGCTGATCTTGCGAAGGGTCACGGGTTCCAACCGACACAAAAGATGAAGGTAGAACCTATGACTCTGAAAGCGCTAGTCCGTGAGCGTATTGAGGCAGGTAAAGAAATGCCAACGGAAATCTTTGGGATATTCTCAGAGAATAAAACAACAATAAAAAGGAACAAGTAACATGAACCAAGTAGCAGAAAAAAAGAACGGAGCACTAGCAACATTTGATATGGAAGCTGATGCACAACAAGGCGCTCAAAATATATCGCAAGAAGATCTTGCGTTGCCTTTCTTAAAAATTTTGGGCCAACTATCTCCTGAAGTAAATAAAAGAGATGGTAAATATGTCGATGGCGCAGAGCCAGGCAAAATAATCAATACTGTAACTAATGAATTGTATGACAAAATTTCAGTTATACCCTGTCATTACAAAAGACAATACATCGAATGGCAAGATAGAGGTACCAGTACAGGTGCTCCTGTTGCAATGCACAATGCAGATAGTGACATTATAAGCCAAACAACTAGAGGTAAAGATTATAAAGACAGATTACCAAATGGTAATTATCTTGATAATACTGCTAGTCATTTTGTGTTGACTCTTGGTGATAATCCACAAACAGCTTTGATTTCTATGAAATCTACTCAACTTAAAGTTAGTAGAAAATGGAACTCAATGATGATGGGTCTTAAGATGCAGGGTAAAAACGGTTTATTTACTCCGCCAACTTACAGCCACATTTATAATCTATCTACAGTTCAAATGTCTAACGACAAAGGAACTTGGTTTGGATGGGATGTATCTAAAGTTGGTCCGGTAGAAGACAAAGCTATATATGATATGGCTAAATCTTTTGCAGACAGCGTGGGTAAAGGTGAAGTTGAAGTTAAACCTGAAACTCAAGAACAAACTAAAAAATCTTTAAATTTATAGTATCCTAGGTAGTGGGCGTTTAAGCGAGAGTGGAGACGCCCGCTTTTTAATTTATGAATGATAAGATAGATAAAGCTCCGGTTACATACGAGGATTGGATAGATCTGGGAAAGGTGATCATACCCTGCGATACAAAGCAGGCTGTGGTCGAGAAATGGTCCCACCCGGATTTTAAGATTACGAAAGAAGAATGGAGAATAGAACACATAAACAAACAGATAGGACTTAGGTTAGATCAATATATAGATTTTGATATTGATAACCCTGTTGTAAAAAGATTTGTACACGATCATATAAAATCTTGTAGTGCAATTTTTGGAAGAAGAAATAATCCTTCAAGTCATTATCTTTGGTCTGGAACATCGGACTATAAAAAATTCTCATTACCAAAAGAATTAGAAAGTTATTACAAAGATTATGGTCATGGCGCTACACTTTGTGAAATAAGACACGGTGCTAATAAATATACATTAGTTCCTGAAACAAGATATCATACTACCAATGAAGTAGTTGAGTGGGTTAAGTATGACGGAATAGATGAGTACTCAGGGAATTTAAAAGTAGATTTAGGTAAGATAGCATTGGCCGCTGCATTATGTATTACATACACAGGTACCGGACAAAGAGATGATTATTGTACTGCTATTGCTGGTGTATTACTAAAACACACAGAGTGGAATGCGGAAGATATAGACGATTTTATTTATAAGATTGCTGTTGCAGCTAAAGATGAAGAAAGTTTTAAAAGAAAAAGTAAAGGTACCTCACACAAAAAAGCAAACAGAAAATTTGGTATGCCTAAACTTGCAGAGATAATAGGTTGTTCTACAAAAACTATTGCAACAATATTTAGTTGGATAGGTGTACAAGAAGCTACAAGCGAAGAGGCGAAACAATCTATAGGACAGATTATAGAGTACGGTAGCGACAGGTATTTTGTAAAAATAAATGCAGTAGTACAAGGGGAACCGGTAGAAAAAACAATTACTGTTGACGGTCCAACACTTAGAAATAAAAAATTATTTTACGATGCTGTAATTAGTAAAGCATCAGTTTGGATTCCAGAAATGAAGGCTTCAGATTTTGAAGAGATCATGAGAAGAAAATACGAAGCAAGAGAAAAATCAAAAGATTATGTAGAAGATGCAGAAGAAGATTTAAGATTTGTAAAACATTTTAAAAATTATATTTCAGAAGAAAAAGCTTACACAAATAAAAAAGAACTTGTTAGTTTTGGTTTGCCATATTTTAATATGGATAAGAATATTCTTGAGTTTAATTTAGATAAATTTGAAGACTTCTTACATAGACAAAAGATAAATTTACCTAGAGTAGATTTAGTTATTAAATGTCAATCAATTTTAAAAGCAAAAAAAAACCACGGTAAGTTTGATGGTAAATCTTGTGTATCTTGGCGTATGTTAAATCAAACTGTAGATGTAGAAGACTTAATTATAGAAGGTGAATTTAAGGAGATAACAGATGTCACAAGTTAGATTTATGGTAGGGCCACCAGGCACAGGTAAAACTTCTACTTTTATTACGGGTAAGTACGTAGAGTTATTATCTAAATTTGATTACAAAAAAATAATAATTTTATCTCACACGAATGTTGCAGCAGATGAAATTAAAGTTGAGATATTAAAATTACCAGAGATGCAGGGTATTACTAAAAAAGCTTTGATAGATAATATTTGTACCATACATCATTATTGTAAAAAGAAAGCAACCATGGGAGAAGAAGTTCTTGATTACGAAGACTATAAAAATCTATGTAGAATAGATTCTGTATTTCAAAGACACAAAGTTACACCGGCTGAATTTGAAAACAGAGAACATGGTTATTTTAAATTTGTAAGAGAAGCATATGGTTTTAATAGATCTTTAAAAGAACATTGGAAAAAATCCGATAAAAAATTTTATGGTTATTCTATAGTAGATATAGAAGCAATGTTACCGATTGTAGAAAAGTATAACAAAGACAATGGTAAATTAGATTTTCATGACATGATAAAAAGATTTATAGAGAAGGCAGTTGATCCTGACATAGATGCATTGATCGTAGATGAAGCACAAGACAGTAACAAAACACAGAAGATAGCATTAGATAAGATAGCTACTAAGGCAAAAGAGTATTGGTTTGTTGGGGATCCCGATCAAACAATATTTGAATGGGCTGGTGCAGATGCAGACGAATTTTACAGACTATCTCAAGGTGCAGAAGAATTAGAACAAGGACACAGATGTAGTAAAACTATAAATAACATTTGTAAAAATACAATTAAACCTATCTGGGATTATTACAAGACACATAGAATTTGGAAACCTACTGAACACAACGGTAATCAATATCATTTATCAAATTTAAATGGTGAGTCTAGTGCATTAAAAATATTGTTAGATAAAATAAAAAATACAAAACAAACGTTCTTGTTTACATACAGACAAAAACCAAGTGATGCGTGGATTAAGAAATTCTTTAGAAGACATGGAATAGAGTTTGCTTATGTAGGGAACTCGGCCCACGTACCAAAAAAAGAATTAAAATGTCATGTAGTTTGGACAGGGTTTGTAAGAGGTAAGTCAGTTCCTTTACAACAGGTAATAGATTTTTGGCAGTACTTAGGTAAAAAAGTTATAGTACACGGTAAGGGAAAGGAAAATTTTGAAGAATGGATTAACAAAGACTACACAATAAATGATTTAATATCTAAAAATTATTTAAGACCAGAAGCAACTGAAGAGCAAGACTTTGCTTTGGTTAGAACTAAAATAGATCCAGAAAGATTAATTTATATAAAAAAAATATTAAGACAAGGTTGTGATTTAGATGGAGACATCAGAGTTAAATACGCAAACATACATACAGTAAAAGGTTTAACATTTGACAACGTAATTGTTGATGAATCAAGGTTTAGACCAGAGAAATATTTTAGTCAACTTAGATTAAAATATGTCGCTTACAGTCGAGGTAGATACGATTGTTGGACAATAGCATCACAAGATAAATACACACTAGGAGCAAGATAATGACAGACACAAGTATATTTAAAAAAGATGGATACGACTCATTAGACAAACAAGTCGGAGGAAAACATTATAAACGAATGAAGCTACAACCTGCAGAATTTATAAATGAAAATAAATTGCTTTTTGCAGAGGGTAACGCTATAAAGTATATATGC